CAACCAGCAACATAGAACCTAGATTTACCACGTAAGTGATTAGTCTCTTCAGTTTTATTTGTTACTAAAGCCATTATGCTTCTCCTGTAATAATTTCATAAACATCTTTCCATTTCCTTGCACGTTCGCATTCGTACGTACAAGTTCTGTTCCAAGTGTGGTCTATAAGAATTCCTCTAAGACCAACATCGTTGCCCATCTTAATGTTAGCAGCTTTGTCTTCAACCCAGAAACATTCAGTACCTTCCCACTTTTTAAGAGCTTCGTCTTTGTCTTGACCAGTGTTTAGTATAGTAAAGCCATCAAAGACTTCACCAAATACATTGCGCAAGTTCTCTTTACGATACTCTTGTGCAAGTCGACAGTTAGTCTGAGAAGTAATCACATGGAATATATATCCATGCTCCTCATGTAACTTACGAACATACTTAATAGCATCGCGCATAGGCGATAAAGTTTTCATATACTCTGATCTGTTAAACAAGTTTACAAACTTTGCACCAGTTTTCTGTGCAACACCTATAGCTTTACCAATGTTATATTCGGGACCAAGTCTCTCATAACCTTCAGTCTCCTTAAGCCACTTATAGAAATGGTACTCCCAATCTAATAGGACTCCATCACAGTCAGTCAGTATTAATTTGTCATTTATTTCACGTAGCATACTCGCTCCCTCTTGCTAATGCTTCATCATAACGATCCATCACATCCCATGCTTCTTTAGGTAATTCATCATACTTGCAACCCATAGATTTTTGCAAGTCGGGTTTAGTTAATTTATCCTGATCTAGGAAAGGATGGAATCCATCTTTGTCTAACCATAGTCTGGCTGATCTAAGACGTATACCTTCTAATTCGTGTATTCGTGCACGCTTGCTATCTTTAACCCACATTATAAAACCCAACTCCATATAAAGAAATTGGCAACGAGTAATAGCATTACTAAAATATTATTAAATGTCATCATGACGATTTCCCCTTCTTTTTAGATGGACCCATAACAGATCTACCTTTAAAATATCCACCGCTTTGCTTTGCTAAAGTCTTGGCAGTTTCCTCCGGGGTAATAATTCTGAATTTATCTGGATTGGCATCAATAAATGCCTGTGTTGATTTAGATCTAGTAGGCATAATTACCTCGCTCATAAATTGCAAATGTTTCTGCATGTGGTTTAGGACACCACGCTCGTGGACGTACAAACCCAGGTTTAGACTTCCCGCGAAATACGTATCTAAAGCTGTTATAAGTCCATCCAGCTTCTGTCCATTTTTTCTCGACAGCTTCAACAGTATCGCCAAGCTTTAAAGCTTCTCGAACTTCTTTAAGATATTTTATAGGTATACCTTTTGCAAAAGAAGCTTCTCCTTTTGGACTTGCATATTTTTCTAATAGTTCTAATGTATTCATAATTTTCTCCTTAAAATCTCAATATTGTTTCACGTGACCAAGATGTAAATAACCAGACACGCTCTAAACTTAGCCTAAGTCCAACAAAGTAATCGTCTAAGACAACATCTAAGACAACACCTTCTTCCCTTAAGCGTTCAACTTCACTCAATAGAACACCGCTTTGCTGCAGTATTGAGCGGACAGTTTCTCGCCTGTCTTCATCACCCGAGAATCCTATATGTAAGGTATCTCGTTCCGGATGGCCTTCAACTGTTTCAGTCCATGTTGTATCTGAACGTCCAACCAACCTATATATTAAATCTGTAACAACCATTTTAGTATCTCCCTAAAAGAACATGTAAACCTAAATTTCCTAACATAACTAGAAAAAACACAATTTCACTTTCCACTTTTATCTTCCTTTTTTATTAAATATGGTACCATTATATCATAGTTTGCGGCGCTTGTGTAACTATTTTCGAAAATAGTAAGATTTTTCTATGAAATGCGGCTTATGTAGAATATTTTTCTATAACTTGTACAAGTTCTTTATCCCAATTGTCACGATGTTCAATAAACACCTGTGGTTCTGCGTTGTCAACAGATATGATTGTTACTAATTGTGTGATAGGAATACCAGTTCTCTCTTCCCATGCAATAGCATAAAAGCATTCTTGCATGAAATAAGAATGGATCCATTCCTTTTTTTTAGTCTTTCGACTGGTCTTATAATCTATTATACTTACTTTACCATCAAACTCTGCCACACAGTCAACTCTTCCAGCGACTTTTAAATGGTCAGAATACAACGGTAATTCTTGTCCATATACTGTACCTATCCTGGTATCAAGTATATCTTTAATTCTATTGAAGTCATATAAGATATTAGGCATTAAATCTTTGTCATAATCAGGATTATTGTTCACATAATCTTCACAGACTTGGTGAACTGCTGTGCCTCTTCCTGCTGCTTGTCTAGATATCTTATTTGCTTCTTCGTGACCTATACGATCTCTCCATGCTTTAATAGCTTCTTTACTTAGATTGCCAAGGAGATTTGTGATTGACGGATAGTATACAGTCTTGACATCGGTTTTCTCTATAACATATTGTCTACCACCTTTACTGATAGTAGCTAAGTCTTCATAACCTAAGTCAACGGGTTCATGTTTAAACATTAATGATTACCTTGTTCTTTAGTTCCTTTAAACATTTGGCTGTGTTGTCCAGCCTGCTTGTGGATATCTGCCATTTTGTCTTTGAATTCACTAGTGGTCTTCGATTGAACATCGCCAACCATTGATACAACTTTTGGCATCGAAGTAAATATTTGGACACAGTCATGTTCTTTATAATACTCTTCAAGCTTTTTCCAGCTCATGGTATCATCCCATATTTTACCAGTCTTATTGCTTTCGAACGTGTACGTCGGCATCTCTATTCCTTATAACTATACTCTTCCACCATTTATATAACCACATAACTTTCTGTGGATGATGGTCTGGATTTGGTAATTCATCTTTAAAATATTCAATGAATTCTTTTAACTCTTCTTCATTCAAAATTCGTTAGCACACTCTATAAGCATTTTCATTCTATTCTCTACAAGGTACGTAAGTATATTCGTACGAGGAGGATATTGATATTCTAGATAATCAATATATATTTCACCTGCCATCTCTTGTGGTGTATTCTCTAGATCTATCATTTGTACATTACGCATAAAGTTACGATAGACATTAGGTTTCATGATAGCTTCTAAGTCATCACGATTATCCCAGTATTTATTTATAGCTTTTTGTGTCATAGGTGTTTGTCTTGCCTCTGACAGAAATACATCATCATGAGAGTTTGCATTAGGAACACCATCACTAGCATCACCTTTAAGAATATGATCGAATAGGTAACGACGAGGATTATCTTCCTTAATCATTTTATTAAATAGTGGTGACCATTGTATGACATGACCATCTACTTGTAATTGAATAAAGTCTTTGTCAGCTGATATAATAACTACATCTTCACCTAGAAGAGGTTGGGCTGCTTCCTTAGTAAGTACTCCAATGATATCATCTGCTTCTGCACCGTCTACCTTAATAACAGCATAAGGGAAATTCTCACGTAAATCTTTGAGAGTATCTTCTATTAAGTCGAAGATCATTGTCCAGTCATGTTTATCTTTAGCACGATTAGTTTTGCGCTGAGCTTTATATTCAGGGAATACATCTTTACGCCAAGAGTAACTATCACAACAGATCACCATTTTGCCATGCTTTGACTCTGGGTATTTGTTACGATATACTCTAAGATTATTAAGAATTATATGTTTAACTAAATTCTCACTAAGCTCTTCACCTCGTCCTAATTGGCCCATGATAGAACCAATTGCTAAACCATTAAAATCTACTAATACCATACTCTATATTATATCATAGTTTTTGCTTATGTACATAGTTTTCCGCTAAATTTTTAACTGATCCTACGCCAATCTTTACAGCTATAATACCATTATAATTTTTCTCATTCAATAGAACATCCTCATCAAATTGGATCTTCGCTTCCATATAGTTTGTATCACCACGAGTCTTACATAAACAAATGATCTCACGTTTGAAATTCTCTTTACCTAGTTTCTCTATATCTTCGGTTAGCCTATTACTTGACCCCCAATACTCTTGCCAGTCAGTTTCCTTTGTAACCTTACGTTTCCTTTTAAAACCTACTAGGGGCTTAAGCTTTCGAACTGTCCTGAAATACTTACGTCCGACATAGTCATATCCGGTGACCAAGTTGGTAATGCGATACACAAAACCATAAAAATCATTAATATCAGCAGAAGTAAATTGTCTCCCATTATACGTCCAATCGGTCTTCATCGTTATCGTATTCTGATGCATCATATCCTCCACGCTGGGCCCATTCTAAATTAGCACCGCAAAATGGGCAGTGCGTCACTTCCAATCCAAGTTCAATTGCTTCATTGTCAAAGCCTAATTCCTCTTTAACAGTAACCTGAAATGGTTCACTATTACATTCATTACAAATCATAAACTTAATTCTCCCATTTGAACATGTGCCATCATCTTGTCATATGATCCTACATACTTACCGTCAATAAATATCTGTGGAAATGCTCTTGCGCCTGGAACCTTTTCTTGAAGATCAGTCATTGACCATTCACCTGATTGAACATTTCTCTCTTCTATATTAATTTTCTTTTTCTTTAAATAGTCTTTTGCTTTTGTACAATATATACAATTATTTTTAGACCATACTATTGCTGTACTCATAAACTTAATCCCTCGAATGATTTCTTATTAACATCTTGTTTGACACCACCTAATGTGTAAGATGTTATCTCTGTTTCTTGTGGAGCAACTTGTACTGCTCCGCCACTAATCCATTTCTCTGTCCATGGAAGTGGGTTATGCTGATGTGTTGAAAATGGTACAGGATAATTTAGTGTTCTAATTCTCTTTGCTCCAATCCAACGTACATATTCTTTTAAGAGGTCTGTGTTTAATCCAATCATTGAACCATTACCAAATAGGTAATCACACCATTCCTCTTCTTGTACCAATGCATCTTCAAATAGATTCATTACTTGATCGTTAGTTGAAAGCTTAATGTCTTCAAAGTCTTTATCTTCTTTAATCAGCGTACGAATAATATTTAACGATGCTGCAAGGTGTAGATTCTCATCTCTTGCAATTAACTTAATAATTTTTGCATTGCCTTCCATTTGTTTAAGCTCTGCGAATGCCCATGAACATGCAAAGCTCACATAGAATCTTATACCTTCCAGAATATATATACTGATCAAACAGAGATATAACAGTTTTTTATGTGTATAGCTACCGTGAGGGCCCTTATAATTGATGAGGTTGTCATAATGTTCTGAGATTGCATTACCACATTCGGATATTGCCGGTATCGAAGTTATCTCATCGAATACCTTTGATGGATTAGGATATACATTTCTGATAACGTGTGTATACGATCTTGAGTGAATAGTCTCAAAGAATGCCCATGTTTCAATAAGTAACTCAAGTTCAGGATTACTTGCAAGTGGCAATAAAGCCAAGTCAGGTGATCTGCCCTGTACCGAGTCTAATATGATTTGTCTTTTTAGGTTGGATGTAAATATGTGTTGTTCGTTTTTTGTTAGCTTACTAAAATCAATCTTGTCTTTTGTGACATCGATCTCATCAGGAGTCCAATAGAATGATAACATCTTCTCATATAGTTTTTGTAAGGCTGGGTATTTAACTACATCATATCTTGCAACGTCAACACCTTCGTCAAAGAATAAATCTTTTTCTAAGTGGCTTTTTGTATTTATTTTAAATACAGATTTTTTCATTTTCATACTGTAAATGATTCTCCACAACCACACCTGGCTTTTTCTTTGGGGTTATAAAATTCAAAGCCTTCATTAAGACCTTCATATTTATAGTCTATCTCACATCCATCGACGTATGCAAGTGATTTAGGATCAATGACTACACGAACACCATTAATAGTTTCTTCTATATCGTCTATATTTTTATCTATAGAATATTCTAAGTGATAGGCCAGACCTGAACAGCCTGTAGTTTTTACTAATACGCGTAATCCCATTTGACCAGTTAGAAGGCCATGTAATTTTTCAGTTGCGTGGGAAGTTAGAGATATCATAGTATTATGTATATAAAAAAAAGACCGGAGTATTGGGTGATAAGGAACTCCGGAGAAAACCTCAACTAGCTGACTCTACGCCGCTAGTAAATAATCTGACTGATTGCCGATTAATTTTTCATTTTATAGCCTTTGTTGGCTGACGAGTCTCAAGCGGATCTGCTACCTAATCGAAGCCGTGTCTCCCCCATCAAATACATCTCGTTTAAAATATATTTGGTGGAGGAGGTGGGAATTGAACCCACGTGTTAAGTGCTCCTACCTTCACCTTTACGTCGTTTTATAACTCACTTCATTTTTGAATGAATGTTATTTATGCATCATCTGAAGTTAGTAATTTCCAAAGTATTGCTGCGGAAATTAATCCAACCAATCCAGCGTCACCTAGCTGATGGACTATTGCAATAATCGTACCAATGACGTCTCCGCCAAGAAAAGGCACGCTGCCGCCAAATACGATTTGCAACATAATTGCCAAACCAATAAGTGACATTGCTATAGCCGTTGCGGCGGCTACGCCGTTTGTGATTTTATCTAACATATATTCTCCTATGTCGTTTTTAAAAATAGTTTAGCCTCAGTTCGGAGGTAGATCATCCTTAAACCTTTTATTTATTTCATTATTTAGTTCAAGGAATAGTGGGAAGAAAAAAGAGGATAACAATCCTATGACAGCGAGTGTTATTATGAATCCGATCCCCGCCCATGTAAGTAGTTCAATCATAATTTATTTATATCCTGAAACGTCCAGGATACGTTTTTTTATTTAAAGAACCATTATAACATAATTTATAGGCAAAGTACATAGTAAACGCAACTATTTTCGCAAAATAATTGAAAAAATCCATATTATGATTAATCATAGTAAAATTGAGGTCTCCATGGCCTTTTTGTTGCTGCATAGATGTCACTGCGATAACCTTCTCCTGGGAATGCCTCATCACTGTTACACCATCTGAGTAATGCTTCATAGTGTTCTTTTCTATTATTGTCCCCACCAGTCTGGTTTAATCCTGTTGCATCGTTCTCCAGAGTTAAGTTAGGCCTAGATAATATGTTTGCCTTTAATAATTCTTTATTTATATCATCTTGATCTGGCTCAATACCATGCTTAATAAAATTACCAACCATTTCACCAATGAATTTATGACCATCCTCTCCTCTATGATCATCTATGTTTTGCATGAGGTTAGGATTCTTTGCTACTTCTTCTTCAGATATATCACCTTCAATAGCATCACCATTTGCAATTATACCCTGCCTCTCTAACCACTGGTCTATAAAACCTAAGTTAGCAAACATCTCATGACCAGTTTTAGGTTTTAGATACATAAGATCTGCAAACTTTGGTTGATACCACACATCAGTTCCCCACCAATAATAAGGAATATCATTTGCTTCACAATAAGCTGCAACATGATTTTGTGCCATTGCCCATTTATGTCTAAGTTCATTATGTGCTGTTGGTAGATTTAAATAAGCTTCTCTATAATCTACATATCGTTTATAATATTCTATGATCTCTTGCATATGTTCATCTTCATGGTTCTCTAAATAATATGGATGCACATTTTGTTTGTACCCAGCCTGATATAATATGTTTGGAAACTTTAAACCTAAGTGAGCCATTAGATCAGGAATTCTTTTTAACATTCCTGTCGACTCATCTTTAGATAGATAACCTCCTGTAGATGTCAACCTAATCATTCCTTCACGTGGATATTGATTTAAATAAGTGAACTTATCTGAGTAAGGCGGATCAATACCTAATCTAATATTATCAACAAAACATCCATCACGAAATGGATCATCTGCGTATAAGCGATGATATGGAATATCAAACCTATCTGCATACGTCCATTGTATCATAACCATATCTGGCTTGATTGTATTTGTTTCCATCCAGTGTATTGTAGAATCTGCTATAGCTCCAGCTGAATCTCCGCCCTTAGCAAGGTTAACAACATTAGTATCACCTAACATCTTTCCAGCTATATTGGGCCATAGCTTATCTGCATAATTATTAAGTACAGCATGATTAGTACCATGCGTGTGTGAACAACCGTTAGCTAAGATCATTTAATCCACTCCATTTAATAAAGTTTCTATAGTCATCCATTGTATCAACTATTGGTTCATTTTT